CTGTTCGTCGTATGTGTGTGAAACCCCTGGTCAGAGGCTAGATTTCTCGAGGGTTTGGTAGGGCGTGTCTACTACTTCGCCTGGCCTGTTGAATCTGTCCGAAGGTCGCGGGCGGGTACATGGGTTACAGGCTGTGGCGGGCCTGTTCGGTCATGCGCTGTACCCCTGGCAAGCCCAGGCGGGTCGTATGGGCCTGGCTAGGCGCGGGGACCGCTGGCGTTACGCCGTGAATGTCGTCTGTGTCCCGCGCCAGTCGGGTAAGACACGTTTCGACTTTCTACTTTGCGTCGACCGCTGTCTACGTCAGCCTGGCGCGCAGGTTTGGTACACGGCACAGAGTCGTACTGACGCCGCCTTACGGTTTCGGGAACTGGTTCGCCTACTCAGGGCGTCGCCGCTAGTGGAGAACAAACAGCGCGGCGTGTTGGCGTGTGGCGATTTCAGGATTCGTTCGGGTATGGGCGACGAAGAAATCGAATTTCGCAACGGGTCACAGCTACGAATCTTCGCGCCCGCCGAAGACAGTTTGCATGGGTCCGTTACTGACCTGGTCGTGTTGGACGAAGCGCGATTTTTCGACGCGTACAGAGGCGAAGGACTTATGGCGGCGGCGTTACCGACACAGGCGACCCGCGACGGTCAGGTGTGGATTACTTCGACGGCTGGCGACGCGGCGTCTACGTTCCTGGCCCGTCAACTGGAAACGGCTAGAACGTCGTCTACCGAAACGGGCCATGTCGGTCTGTGCGAATGGGGTATCGGGGCTGACACGCCCGCTGGCGACCTACTGGCGACCGTTTGGAACTGTCACCCAGCCGCAGGGCAGACAGGCGGGCCACGACTAGAGGCGTTGACTGTTGCGGCTGAACAAATGCCAGCGGCGCAGTTCGCGCACGAATACGGGAACCTGTGGCGGACAGCTGGCGACGTTCGCGTGTTGCCCGCGCCCGACTGGGCGAAGGTGCAACACGAACGACCGCTGAACGACGGTCGCCCCGTGTTCGCCGCCGACGTTCCGCTAGACAGAGGCGAGTCGCCGATTGTTGCGTGTGTCGACAGGGTCGTAGAACTGGTCGACATGGTCCCAGCGGTCAGCGTCGCGGGTCGCCTGTTGGAACTGTGCGAAAAATGGGACGCGCCCGCTGTCGTGGTCGACGCCGCAGGCCCAGCGGGAACGGTCGCCGAACAGCTACGCCCTGTGACCGACCGTCTACTGGTTTCCACGACTCGCGATTTACAGGCGGCGTGTGCATCGTTCTATGACGCGGTCATGGTCGGAACTGTCGGCGTTCGTCCGTCGCTGGTACTCGCACAGTCGGCGAGTGATGCGCGCAAACGGACGGTCGGTCAGTCCTGGGTCTGGTCGCGGGTCGACGGCGGCGCGCCGCTGGTCGCTATGTCGCTGGCGTTGTGGGGCTGGGACCGTGTCGCTGTTGCGGCGGCGTCCCAGGCGAACTGGGTCGCGTTCTAAGGGGAATCGTCATGGGTCTGTTCAGTAAACGAAACGTCGCGCCAGGGTCGCCGATACAGTCCCCGCGGGCGCGGGTCAGGGCGGCGACTGACGGGCGCGACGTGTTGCTAAATGACCCTGACGGCTGGGAAGTCGACCAGCCCTGGCTGTGGTTCACAGGTCCCGCCGGCGGCGGGCTGGGTCCGTTCGGCGCGCCGCTGGTCGCCAGTAACAGCGACCCGTTCGGGCTGGCGAATCAGGCGGGCGTGTCGCGCTGTACTTCGATTATCTGCGACACGATTTCTGGCCTTCCGTGGAAAGTGTTCAGAGGCGAATACGAAGAACTGTCTACGCCCGCGTGGATTGTCGACCCGCAGGCGTCGCGGGTAGACGGGCGAGTAGTCGACCCTGGGCGGCTGTGGGAATCACGCCTGTCGGCTGTCGAATTCTGGGCGAACTGGATTTGTGCGGCGCTGTGGTTCGGCGACGGCTACGTGTACGCGCCCGTTCGCGATTCGGCGGGCCAGCCACAGCCCCCACTGTGGCAACTTCACCCCGCCGACGTTGTCATAGACGGCGGCGACTACTGGGTAGGCGACACGCGTCTAGCCAGCGGGTCTGTGATTCACCTACGCGGGCTGTTGCCCTACTGGGACGGTCACGGTCACGGCGTCATCACGACTCACGGTCCCGAACTGGCGTTAGCCGCGACGATTCGGACGTATGCGGGCGGCGTGTTCACGACAGGCGTTCCCGCTGGCTATCTGAAATCGTCGTCGCCGACGATGACGCCCGACCAGGCGAAGACGTTAAAGGCGACATGGCTAGCGCAACATGGCGGCGTCCGTAAGTCGATTGCGGTACTGAACGCGACGACAGAGTTTCACCCGATTTCGATTAGCCCTGTTGACGCCCAGCTGACCAGCGCGCGGGAATGGTCGCTACGCGATATCGCGCTGGCGTTCGGACTACCCGCGTACATGTTGGGAATCGCTGGCGACAACAGCACCTACGCGAACGTGGAATCGCGAATGATCGAACTGAACCAGTTCACGTTGCTTCCATGGATTCGCCGAATTGAGTCTGTCCTAGACAGCGAATTCCCTTCCGGTACGTCGCTGAAAATCAAACAACACGGTCTGTTGCGCGCGGACACGAAGTCACGAACAGAGGCGTACAAACTCGCAATCGAATCTGGCTGGCTGACCGTGAACGAAGTCCGCGCGCTGGAAGACCTACCGCCGCTAGTCACTACCGAAGGGGTCGTGTAATGGGAAACGAAATGCTTATGGAACTGCGAACGGTCGACACGACCGAACGTGTCGTAGTCGGCGTCGTCGCCCCTTACGACGAAGTCAGTTACCTAACGCCGCATATCGAAGGCGAACGAATCAGGCGCGGCGCGTTCGCCCGTTCAATCGCGCACCATCGGCGGGCGGGTATCCCGCTACTACGAAACCACGACATGACGACAGTCATGGGCTATTCGTCGGGGTTTGACGACGACGGCGACGGGCTGGTAGGGACGTTCCGAATCAACGAAGGCGACCAGGGCGACACGCTGCTGACCGACACGCGTAACGGCTACCTGAACGGGCTGTCTGTCGGGTTCCAGACGATTCAGGCGACACGCGGTAGCGACGGGGTTCGCGAAGTCACAGAGGCGCGGCTAGTCGAAGTGTCTCTAGTCGGGTTACCCGCCTACGAAGGCGCAGCGATGCTGGCTGTACGAAACGCCCAGTCGCTAGACGACATACTCGCCCCGTTCCTGAATCGTCCCGACGTGAACCTAGACCCGTTGCCGGCAATCCTCTACAGCCACATTCGGTAGTTGTTGCATTTGCAACGACACGCGTTTACTGTCAGACCCGAACAGAAATCCGCAGGCCCGCACAGCCCGCCCACTGACGCCAGCACCCTACGACGGTAGGCCCGCCAGCCCAGCTGGAAACACCTGATTGCACCCCGCGACACACGAACCCCGAACGGGGTTCCTGACGCATGGGAGACAACCAGGTGAAACACGTACAGCAATTGATTGAACAGCGCGACAGCATCACGAACGAAGTTCGCGCCCTGACCGAACGCGCCGCCGACGAAGGTAAGGACCTGACCGCCGAACAGCTGGCGTACATCGCAACGCTTCAAACCAGGGCGGGCGAGATTGACGGACAGCTGACACAGCACAGTCAGATTTTGGATTCGCAACGGTCCTACGCGTCGCTACTGACGAAGCTGGGCGACCAGTCGGGCGACCAGGCTGGGAAACCAGAACGCCGCGACGTACAACAGGTCGAACAGCGGTCCTGGGCGGACATGTTCGTAGAGTCCGACGCATTCAAGGGATACCAGGGCGCGGGTACGTCCCAGCGCGCGGTCCTTCCTGGCATTTTCGAGACACGCGCCCCGATTACGACGGTCACTGGCGGGACCGTAATTCCGTACATCTACACGCCGCCGACGTACACCTACGCGACCCCACTTATGTCGGTCGTCGGACACGTCACGGTCGGAGCAAACGCGGTCGAATGGTTGCGCTGGGTTCCGAATCCACAGGCGGCGGCGTCAATCGTCGCCGAAGGTGCTGTGAAACCCGAAGCGGTAATGACGCCACAGCCGCACAGCGACACGCTGGACACCTACGCCCACTGGAAGGGAATCACACGCCAGGCGCTAGAAGACATTCCGCAGATTCGTTCCATTGTCGAAAACAGACTTCGACAGGGAATCATGGTCGCGCTGGAAACCGCCGTCGCTACCGCGCTGGCGGCTGACAACACGATTCCGCCCGCGACCGTTCCTGTCGGCGGGTCGCTGTTGGGTGCTATCCGCGCTGGCGTCGCGACGGTTCAGGCGGCGGGGTTCGCATCGCCGAACGCTGTCCTGTTGAACCCGTCAGACGCCGCAGGAATCGACATCGGCATTATGAATGGGACGCTGTCGGGACCAGTCACGAACGGGTCTGTTTGGGGAATGAAAGTAATCCCCGTCAACGGACTCGCCGCAGGGACCGCCTACGTCGGCGACTTCCAGTCTGGTATCCAGATTTTCGACCGTGGTTCTACGTCGCTGTACATGACCGACAGTCACGCCGACATGTTTATTTCCAACATCGTTCTACTGTTGGCAGAAATTCGCGCACTGGTAGCCATTACCGAACCGCTGGCGATTGCCGAATGTTCGGTGTCAGCGACCGCCGCAACAGCGGCGTCGGCGAAGTAGGTAGCGCGATGCCAGCGACCGTCGCCTCTGTGCGAATCCATCTAGGCGTAGACCCCGCGTCTACCGTCGACCAGGACGCACTAGAGGCGGCGGTCGCCGCAGCAAACGACTGGGTCGCGACATGGCGTCCCGATATCACGAACGACGAATTCGGCGACCCCCTGGCCGAATGGCCCGCCAGGGCTGACGAAGCGGCTGTGTTGACGGCGGCGCGTCTGTATGGGCGTCGCGGGTCCGTTCAGGGCGTCGCCGCGTTCGCCGATTTGGGCATTTCGCTAACGCCGCGTCTAGACCCCGACGTTCGTTCGCTGTTGGAACTGGGCGAGTACCAGCGGAACGTCGTCGCATGACGACCGCCTACGAACGCGGGCTAGAACTGGTCGCCCTACTCACGGCGGCGGACATCGTCGCGACGGTCGACCCGCGCGGCGCGACCCCGCCGTGTGTCCTAGTGACGCCGCCGACAAAAACCTACGACATCGGCTGTGGGTTTACGGCGGGCTGGCAACTAATCGCGCTGGTCCCAGGCCCAGGTAACGCCGACGCATTCAAGGCGTTAGACGCACTAGAGACACAGGTCGCCGAAGTCCTACCCGTCACGCGGTCGACCCTGACGCAGTACTCACTGTCGCCAGATAACCCGTCGTTTCCCGCCTACCGAATCGAATACACCGAAGGGGTTTAAATGACCATTACCGAATCACGATTGAAAGACGGAATTCTGACGCTGGGCGCGACGCCCGAAGATTTCAGCTGTCAGATCACGAACTGTCGAATCAACAGCACCTACGACGACGACGGCGACGCCGTGGAAACGTTGTGCGGCGACACGATTCCGCCAGGGCGAAAACTGGGCGGGCGGTCGCTGGCGGGAACGGTCATACAGGACTGGTCCGCGTCGTCTGGTTCGTTTATCGACTATTGCTGGGACAACGACCTAGCCGTAGTCGCGTTCAGTTTCACGCCCGCGACAGGAACGGTCCTGACTGGCGATTGTCGTATCGAAGTCCCAGGCGAGACATACGGCGGCGACGTGAACGTTCGTATCACGTCGGACTTTGAGTTTGGGATTATCGGCGACGTAACCCGAACCCCTGGCGACACGGTCACACAGGCGGCGACAGCGACCGACGAACGCCAGACGGTCGACGCGTGAGTGAAGGCGGCGTGACGTTTCAAGTCGTCGGGCTGGCTGAACTGTCGCGCACGATGAAACGCGCAGGCGTCGACATAACCGAACTGAAAGACGCCAACACACGCGCCGCCCAAATCGTCGCTGACAGGGCGTCAACACTCGCCCCGCGACGGTCTGGGCGGCTCGCCGGCAACGTCCGCACAGCGAAACAGGTCGCGCGGGCGCGCATCATGGCGGGGTCTGCGGCGGTCCCGTATGCGGGTCCTATCCACTGGGGCTGGCCCGCCCGTCATATCGACGCGAACCCGTTTATATCGAACGCCGCTGTAGAGACACAGGACGAATGGCTAGCCGTCTATCTGGAAGACATTCAGACGGCGTTAGACAAAGTGACGGCGGCGTAATGGCCTGGCAGAAAATGCGCGTGACCCTAAAGGGCGAGGACCCCGTAGAGGTTCAGACCAGCGCGCGCGACTGGGCGGCTGTCACTATCGACCCGAACAGCCCGAAGGCGTTAGACATGACATTCAGAGTCGCGCACCACGCGATGAGGCGACTGAACATGTCGAACGTTCCCCGCGACTACGACTCATTCCTAGAGGTTCTGGAATCCATTCCCGACACAGTCGAAGAAGACGACGGCGACCTGTTGGACCCTACCCAGCCGGATCGTTAGGACATACCGCTGTGTCGCTGGCGATTCGGACAGGTGTAGCCGCTGACGCGTGGCTAGAGGACACGCGGTCACTGGTAACCGCTGTCGAAATCCTGAACGAACTAGACCGGAAACGACGCTGACATGGCCGCGCCCGCAGTACTGAAAATCGACATCATCGCCGACGCGACGAAGGCGTTAAAACAAATGGGCCTGGTCGAAGACAAGGCGGGCGGCGCAGGGTCGAAACTGTCGGGTCTAGGAAAGACAATCGGCGGCGCGCTGGGTACGGCGGCGATAGTGAGTTTCGGGAAGGCGTCGTTTGAGGCGGCGCAGGACGCGCAGGTTTCAGCGGCGCGACTAGACAGCGTGTTCAGTTCCATGGGCGACACGACGGGCGACGCGTCGAAGGCGGCGCAGGATTACGCGTCGTCGCTGTCGACGCAGATAGGCGTTTCGGACGACGCGATTATGGCGGGTCAGGCTCAGCTGGCGACGTTCGGCGCGGTCAGTGACGAGACAGCGCGCGCCGCTGGAATCTTCGACAGGGCGACGGCGGCGGGCGCGGACCTAGCCGCTACAGGATTCGGGTCTATCGAATCGAACGCTGTCGCGCTGGGTAAGGCGTTACAGGACCCCACTAAGGGAATGACCGCGCTGGGTAAGTCGGGCGTGACGTTCACGGACGCCCAAAAAGAACAGATAAAGGCGATGCAAAAATCTGGCGACCTACTGGGCGCGCAGAAAGTCGTACTAGGCGCGGTCGAATCACAGGTTCAGGGAACGGCGGCGGCGACCGCGACCAGCACAGCGAAAATGGGCGTGAAGTTCGGCGAACTACAGGAAACGATAGGAAACAAACTGCTACCCGTCATAGACAAACTGGTCGGGTTCTTCACGCAGTACATGGACCTACTCATTCCGCTGGGCGGCGTGATACTGGGCGTCGTCCTGGCTGTGAAGGCTTACGAACTGGCGTCGAATCTCGCCGCTGTCGCCCAGGGAATCTGGAACGGCGTACAGACAGCGTTCAATTTCATCATGGCGGCTAACCCGATAATGCTGGTCGTGTTGGCGATAGCCGCGCTGGTCGCCGGCGTCGTCATCGCCTACAACAAAGTCGGCTGGTTCCGTGATTTTGTCGACGCCGCCTGGGACACGGTCGTAAAGGCGTTCGACGGTCTGAAAGACGCCGCCGTCGCTGTGTTCAACTGGATTAAGTCGAACTGGCCGCTACTACTCGCGATACTGACAGGCCCGTTCGGAATCGCCGTCGCGTTGATTGTGAACAACTGGGACACGATCAAGGCTGGCGCTACCGAAGTGTGGAACTGGGTCAAGGAAAAATTCGACGCGCTGGCGCGTTTCTTCGGCGGGCTGGGAACCACTATCGGGTCAGCTATCACG